CTTCGGTCTTAAAGTGTGCGTTACTTAGCCCTAAATGATAGGCCCAATACTTTGAGTCGAACCCTTGTTTAATTGTACCATCTCGGTCGATGATTACGCAAGTGGCCACCCGTGGTTTGTCAGCACCCCACCACTTATATACTTGGTCACCGCTGCCAGTTCCCGCCGTATGGTGTAAATAGATTTGGGTTTTCGGGCTTTCCTCGTGGTAGTAATCCTTAAAAGGGACTTGAGTTATTTTCATTTTTTGAATTTTTCTATGGATGTAAAACCAAGGCACAAAATAACAACCCACTCAACCGCCTCAACTAACTTGTCAGAGGGAGCAACGTCAACGTGCGTGAAGGAATTGGCTGCAAATGTGGCAAAGAGCATAAATGCCCCAACAATACCGACCAAGCGTTTGCTGCTAACTTCGCCCTCGGCTCCTTTAAATGCTTCAAATATCTTTTTCATAATGGAAAGTATACGTTAACTAATGAATCGTTGGCCTTGCTAATGTCTTTTAGCATTAACAATGCGCTATCGTGTAACTCGGTAGCGTGTTCTAATTCTTGTTCAACTTCAATTTGTGGCTCTTCGCTGCACATTGCAAGTGTTAAAACCAAGCCTATTAAAAAAAGGTACTTCATATTTTGCCAAGTGATTTGTAGATTTTGATTTCAGTTACCAATGCAGAACACAATGAATCTTGTGTCTTTAAAGCGTGGCCTAACTTATCCAATTTGCCCTCACACACCAATAAACGCTTTTCGCATTTTAAATTGATATCCTTGCTTTGACCTTCGGCACGATAATAAAGCACACTAACAACCGCCAACAATAAAAACATTATTGCCTTGGTAGGGTCGCTTTTAAATTGCTCAAAACTTAAAGGTAATTTCATCGCTTCAGTTTTTTAATGTAATACACCAATCCCAACAAGCCCGTAATAATGGCAATTAAACCGCCTATCATTGAGATTATTGGATTCCATAACGTGGATATAGCAGATAGCCAACTAACAAAAGAGGTCGTGGCTAATGCGTTAGCGGTTGTATCAGTTAGTTTCATAGGGTATCCATTGTTGTAATTGTTCATCCCAAACGTATAAACCACCATTACTTGGATAAGGTACAGGCGGTTGCCAAATGCAATCATTGTCAAGTGTCCACGATGAGTAGGGTTGCGGACTTGAAAAATTATCTTTGTCGGGATAGTAAATAAAACCAACCCCCGCAAAATTATGTCCTGCGGTATTATAATATGTACGCACCCATTCACCGCCAAAGGTAGTAATACACCATTCAACTGATTCTGCAACTATTACCTGCTGCACTATATTATTTTCTATCTGTGCTACTTGCATTATTGAAATTGATATCGAATTATAACTATACCACTACCACCATTACCTCCGTTTGCAGCGTTAAATAAATACATTGCACCACCACCTCCGCCCGTGTTAGCGACTGCGTTTTCTGCGGCTGGGTTTAATGTAGATTTTTCACCATTTCCACCACCACCAAGTCCTCCAGTTGCTATAATACCACCTGATGAACTGCCACCACCACCGCCAGCGTAATATAAAGAAGTTCCGCTAATTGCATATTGTAAACCGTCACCACCATTACCACCAATTGTTAAATTACCACCTTTAGCCCCATTTTCTCCTACTGCTCCAGCACCACCACCTCCACTTCCAGAAAATAAACTAGTGAGGATTGCACCACCATTATTCCCTTGACCACTTGTTGCAGTACCACCAACCGCGGAAGCACCATTAGAACCACCACCACTACCTCCATTTTTACCGTCTCCATCAGATTGAACTCCACCTCTACCGCCACCTATAGCCGTTAGTCCGTCAAAAGTTGTATTATTTCCATTAGTATTTCCGCCCGAATTTGATGTAGGTTTAGCTCCACCGCTTCCAATAACTATAGAGTAATTTTGAACTGTTACGCTTCTTGATGCTGAATAAATTAGACCGCCAGCACCACCGCCACCGCCAGCGAAACTACCACCGCCACCGCCACCAGCAACGGCCAATAATTCAATTGTCTGAGCCGCGGGTGCAGAGGTTACATCAAAATTTCCACTACTTGTAAAAGTGTGTATTTTAAAATTTCCATCTGTTGTAATAGTACCGCCAGTAGCCTCTATAAAAGAGACTCCGCTAATAGAACCTATAATTCCGTGACTTGCTAATATCATATCTTATGCAACTATATCACCAAATAAATACGCCTCAGTACCACTTAAAAATATTAAAGTAGCACCGCTATATTGAACATTTAATTTTAATTTACCGCCGTTGCTTCGGATAGTTACACCTGCACCCGCAACTATTGTTGTTTGACCCGCTCCGTATTGCGCAAGTAAGATTTGAGTACCCGCAGAAAAAACCGATGCGGGAACGGTTAAATTATTAGCACTTGCTACATTCATCTCGACCAACTTGTCAGCATCTGCCAATACAAGCGTATAACTTGCCGTTTGTCGGTTGGTACTGATTAACTTGTTGGTCTTTGCATCAAGTGCGGTTTGCGTAGCAGTTGATACGGGTTTGTTCGCATCCGATGTATTGTCAACATTCCCTAAGCCGACATCACCTTTGGCTAAATCAATATTTCCCGAACCAAGTAAACTTTGCCCTTCAAGGGTTTTAATATTTGTGCCTGAAACAAGCGTATCTTGCTTAGATGCTGCCAAGCCGCTATACTGCGAATTTGTTGCGTTATCGCCCGTATTCGTTCCGCTTGTATTTCCGATTACAGTTGCTTGGGCATCCGTTACATATCGTTTATTTAAGGAATCGGCTATGTCTGCGGTAGTTGCATCCGCTCCAGCAGTTACAAGCCCTTTGGCATCGTATGTTATTTTGGTTTTGGTCGCTCCCGTGATGGCTGCATTTTCATCGACCTTTGCATCTAACTGCGTTTGAATTGCAGACGTAACCCCGTTTAAATATCCGAACTCGGTATTATCTACGCCACCCGCCCCAATCTTAACCGCATCAATACCACTTGCAACCTTTGCATTTGTCACCGCTGAATTGTCAATGGTCCACGTTGCACCACTTGCGCTAACGGTTATATCGCCTTTGTCGCCATCGGTAATTCCACCGCTTACAACTAAATCGCCGCTGCCAAGTATGGTTGCTCCGTTAATGGTTTTTATGTTGGTTCCTGAAACCAATGTGGCTTGGACCGCAACGGCTCCCGTGCTTCCATTTACGCTTTGTACTGGCGCTAAGGCCTTGACTTGGGCAACGGTTACCTTTTTGGTAGTATCATCGGAAAGGTCAACTATGGGTAAAACATCCGCATCGACCAAAGTTACAATGGCGGGGAGGTCGGTTATTTTTAAATCAGGCATATTTTATATATAACGATTTTTTATGGTTGTGTTGCGGTTATCGGGCCAATCCCTTGCGCCCAAATAGTACCATCGCAACATTTAACGGAGTATTTTAAAGTGTCCTTACAAAGGCATCCACGCTTTGAACTTTTCGGCGATGACCTCGATGGGGTTTGCGTTATATTTTTTTTGTTATCCATCCCATTAAAATTAAAATGATTAAACCTAAACCAACATACCCCATATACTTTTCGTACCACGGCTTGTAAGTAACTTGAGGCATTACATATTTTTGAGTAATTTTAACCGTATCCGCTTTTAACACCTGAACCAATTTAATAGTATCGTGGTAGCGGTAAATGGTCGTTTTAAAATGCTCGTTGTCAATTATAAGAGTGTCAATTGATTTGGTAACGTAGGTGTGTTCGGTTTTAACCGAATCCCGAATTATCAAAGTGTCAACTTGGCGTATTACCTTTTCGGTAATAATGCTTGGGTTCTTTTTTATGGCTTGTTTTAAATGGTAGTTAGCCGAACAAGACGAAAACAAAATTGCCATAAATAACACCTTTGCAACGCCTTTAAACAACGGGCTAACTTTTGGCGCATCCTTTTTTAACTCGGCGTATACCTTAGTTAATTTTTCGACCTTGTCGGCCTTAGGTTTATAGGGTTTCTTTATAAGTTCCATCCGACGTAGTTTGAGGGGTTCGAGTCTGGATACATTCCCGCTTGTTGGTCGGCGTTGTATTCGGGGAAAAGTTGGGGGTAATAACTCAAATAATCCACCGCCTTAGTTCGATAAGTTTCCGCAATATCCCTTTGGCGTTTTACCAATGAATCCAACTCTTCCTTGGCGGGTAGGCTTGTTCCTTCGGGCGTGTTGCGTAATATTCCCGCGTTGCTGATTTCGTAGCCGTGAAAAAGCATAAAATCCGACATTGCGTAATGAATTAACATCGGTTGAATGTAATCGTTTACCAGTGTTAAATTATTTCCCGCTAACACATTGTTTTGAACATCCGTTAAAATGCGGCGATACAATTTTGTACCTAAGATTTCTTGCACCTGAATGTCTTGGGCAATTTTTACAAATGGGGTTACCTTGTCAATGTCGACGTTCCCTTGTAATTGGGTGTACTTGAAAAGGTGGTCCTTTGTTATCAGTAAAACATTATCGTTAACGTACATCTTATTTATTTTTTAAACTTCCCCCGTTTGGTAAATCTTTGGTTTTGGTACTTGCGATATCCCAACTTGGCGGGTCAAAAGGTACGCCCGCTGAATCCGCACTTTGGTTTGATACACGCTTATAATTATCTTGAATATCTTTTATGCCTTGGGCTTTTTCCTCAGGTGACAACGGCAAAAATGCTCCGCCGTTTCCTTTGCGCTTACGCATATAGGACAAACGGTACCATTGATGGTGGCAATTAACACCCCCTTTATATTTCCATATCGAATAATTAGACGTTCCACTTGGGGCAAATTGTCCGTTTATCCCTTGGTCACCCATCGTATCAATGTCCTCACGTCTATAAACCACGCCTAACTTGGCATTTGCGACCATATCTTTACAAAACTGGCGGCTATTTCCCGCCGTTTGCATTGGTGCGTATCGGTAACGAATCAAATACACGCCCTTATCATCCTTGCTTTTTTCTTCGGGTTCCGCAAAGCGTTTGAAAAACTTATATTCGCCCTCGTTATCGGCATCGGTTACAACGGCCTCTTCGATTAATTCATACTCTTCCCCGATTACCTCGCCCTTAGTTTCTAAATATTGCAACCAATCCGACTCCGCTTCGGCGGTAAATTCTGGTTTATCAGCACTTAAGTTCAATTGCTTAACTTTATTCTCGGCCCAACTTATTCCGCTTTCACCACCCCAAGCATCCCACATTAACCCGCCGCAACCTTTCGTATATGGCACGTCTTTATTTTGTTGATGCCGACGAAATGATGCCATCCGCTTAACAGTTTCCTCGGATATGGGTTCCTTGTTCGCCAATTGGTGCGCCCTTGCCTTGCCTACATTTGTGCCGCAATCACCCCACCCGTTATCCATTACCCATTTTAACGCCCTTTTAGCGTTGTTTGAGGCACTTTCGGGATAGTCGGTGAATGATTCCGCCAACTCAGTTTTTTTAAAGCCGTATTCCTTTTCTTTGGTTTCGGCATCCATCGCCTTACCAGATAAATCGGTAAATTCCAAAGGTTGTAACGTCTTGAAATAAATGTCCAAGTTGTAGCCGTTGTAATTCATAACCTTCTGAACCCCGTTTAATAAAAGGCGTTGGAATGGTCGTATAACTGTGTTATCAAAAAATATGGATGCGGTCTTTAGTTCCTCGGCGTTGTTTCCGAACCCTGAATTATCCTTAATACCTAAAAGCATTGGGGATGTAATTCGATGGGCTACCATAATTTTGGTGCTTGATTCCGTACTTAAAAATTGGTATTGGTTGTGGGCATCGCTTAACTGAACGGGTGTGATATCCGCCTTAGATTCCACGTTGTCGTTGAAAGACAAAATAAATTTACCCGCATTGCTCGAACCGCTAAATTTGTTTTGAATTTGGGCCTCTATCATATCTTTAACTTCGGCGGGTGGTTGCCCGTTATTAAAGTTAATCAACATAGATGGCGCAAGTCCATTCATAATGTTATTAATGTGGTAATTGGCTATTTCAATTTCAAGGTTTGCGTATTGCGTACCACCTTGGTAGTCTACGGGTGAAAAATAATAGTTACCAGTTGAATAGGGTTTGCAAACTAAAATACATTCGGTTGCGCTTTCATCAAATCCGAACGAATCAAAACGCTTGGGCTTTTGTCCTCGCTTTAACTTGGACCAATCAGGTGCGAAATAGTAACCTCTTATTTCCCCATTTTCGTCGCATCTTTCGGGGCGTAGGGTTTGAATTGGCCAATGATGGGCGGCAACGTACTTTTTGCGGTCCTTAGATTTAACCAAATGCAAAGCATATTGCCCAAGCATCTTTAAATCCATAGCGCAATTGCGCAAACAATCATCTTGGAAAACCTTTTTTAAATCCAAGTAACCCGCCAAATGTCGGTCCGCTTTAACCACCTCCAAGCCTTCGCCGTATATCATATCTGAGATACCTTTGATGGCAGAATTATTGGTCGGACTTCCGTAATAAAGGTCGATTAAATATTGGTAGTAATTGTTATCTTCCCCGTATTCAACCCATTCCTTATTCTTTTGCTCTATGACTGCGGGTGTTGTGTAACTCGCTAATTGTATTAACTTAATGCTCATATTTGTATCCATTGAGGGGCAACGGGTGTAACTTCATCCCATTGCTTAAATGACTTATTAATATTTGTACTTTCGTTACTCCAAGTGGCTAAATATTCCCACTTCAAAACATCGTCATAAAGCACCCGAATTAAAATCGTGTCCAAATCTTCCGCCACGTTTGCAATGGCCGTGAGCGATGGCGTTAAAATGGTAATTTTAGAACCTACCAAAACTACATCCCTATCCGCCTCGACTAAGGTCTTAGTATTTTTATGCCAAAACTGGATGTTGACTTGACTATTTGCAGTATCTGCGATTAACTTAAAACCATCTTGTTGCAAAATTGCGAATCCATCTTGCTGCAATAAAAAACTATCCGCACCTCCGCCACTTGTTGCCACGTCTTCAAACGAAACAAAGGGGAAAAAACTTATTGACGTGGTGGCAGAATTGATAACCATTATTTAAATAACGCAAATCAAGAACTTCGTTTGCTATATATCAAAAAAGGGGCAATAAAGCCCCCTTAATGAATGGAAAACGAACGATATTAGGAAGCGGAAATAGTTACAACCGTTGACATATCGGCGTAACTTTCAGCGTCTACAATTGCCTTTGGTAATGTTTCCATACCGATTAAGGTTACGGTATTCAAACGAGCATCACCCATTTGCGTACCCCAAGCCTCAACGTCGGTGGTGGCATCCATACCCTCAACGGCACCCAACAAGGTGAATACGTTGTTTCTATCCCAAGTAATTACCCTCCAACGCCCTTTAGTCAACGTGTCGAATAATTCGGCATCGCTATCCGCTTGGTTTGGTGTGCTTCCGCTTGGCTTTAATGACAAAGTCAATGTCTGAGTGTAGGCAGTTGTGCCGTTATCTCTTGACGTTGCTCCGCTAATTTCTAAGGTGCTTAACCCTTTCAATTCGAAAAAGTAAGCCGTGCTTTTTACGGGCGTAGGTGTTGCCCCGTTATTGATAGATGTTACAAGTCCACTTGCATCCTTTGACACTACGTCACCGAACGCATAAGGAACCAAGAAAACGCCTCTTAAACCTCCCGCAAATTCCTTGCAAGGTTCGTACCGATTTGCTAATGTATTACAAGCCATATTTTTGTTTTATAAAAAAGGGAGGGGCAATCCCCTCCCCCTTTGTTAAATTTATCTATAAAAGACTAATTAAGCAATATTAAGAATTACTTGTTGAGTCGGGTTAGTAGCCAAGATACCGCCAGTAAAACGCATAATTACACGCACGTTTTGTGAACCATCGATATCGCTCATATCAATCAACTTAACTTCGTTGGTGTCGCTCAATAAGCCCGTTCCAAAGTGTAAGTCAGATTTCAAACCAAGTACACAATCGAAGTCGTTAAGACCTGGACACATATTAACGGGGATACCGTTAAAATTCATTGGCTTTTCACCCACAAAGAATTGGAAGTTGAAGTTACCAACGGCCAACGCTGCTTGGTAAGCCTTCATAGTTGATGGTCCAACATAATAAGCATAGCCCTCTTTACCATATAAGGCAGCGGGGGAAGCGGCTAACATTGCTTGTAAACGAGCAACAACGTTTGTTTGGTCGGTTGCACCCGTTCCAGTTACTGAAATGGCTGAATTGTCAGCAAGGAAACCGAACATACCATCTTGCCCCGCAGTAATTGCTGAATCATAGAAAAGGTTTGATTTCCAAATACCTAATTCGATTGATTGAGAAACCTCGGCGGCAGTTTGAGCCAACAAGAACTCTTCAAAAGTAGCGGGTAACTTTTCGAATGCGCTGAATCCCGCTTGTGCTGCTTCCCAAGTAGTGCGTAAGTTGTTCTTACAAAGTTGT